AATAAATTCTGAATCGAGCATAATTAAATCCAATCGGGTTTTCTAGAAGGAATTTTGAGGTAATTATTTTTTACCCAGGGTTTTGTACTGATATACATTTTATAAGCGCAGCATGTGCAGACTGATCAGTCTGTCAATAATCTCTTCGTCTATTCTTAACTCACAACTTACCAGTGTGGCCATTCGTTTTCCTCGGATGGTGGAATTTTAAAGGGGACTGGCTGGAGTTGGTTGCCCTTTTTTGCTTCTTCGGAGGCCCAGGCGTAAAGATTTAAAGAGCGTCTAATAATTTCGGCTCTGCCGACCTCACTTTCTTTTGCAAAAGCATCAAGTTCTTTAACGAAACTTTGTGAAGCCTCAAACTCAAGTCTTTCCATACTTGGTCGTGCTTCTTCCATTGACACAAAAGTGATACCTCTTCCCTGACCCCACTCATCCACTGCCCTGATGTATAAGTTCATAGCATCCCTGATGACTTCTGCTCTGCTTCGGTTGGTTTTTTCTGCGAGATCTTCCAACGCTTTAATATAAGTGTCATCAGTGCGAAAGGAAACGGAATAATTGTCACTAGAGACTAATGAGTTCGGCTTTTTCTTATCCGAGCCGTCAAATAATTTGCGAATAAATTGGATCATTGGTTTTTCTTGAGTAATGGGGGTGTGTGTCAACGTTAGGTCATGGCTCTTCCTTAATACACTTCTCTCTTTGCCCTGTTAAGTACAAGTAGTTGAATAGTGTTGCTTGCTCATAAGAAGTCAGAAGTTCTGGGTCGTGTTTAATTAAATATTCGCCTAGACTTAAAGCATTCCTCTTTTTTTTCTTAAGCCTATCCATAACTTCAACATTAAACTGCCCATATCTGAGAATAAGCTCGGACCTATTGGCAACAAACTCAGTAATCTCAATAGGCGAGTAGTTGTTAAGAGCAAGACCTGTCATAACTTCTCTGTTGCCGCGTCGTCTAACAAATTCAGAAAGAATCTTGGCCCTGTCAGTTTCTTCAAGAGCATTGGAAAATGAAGTCGGCCCAAAATCTAAGTACATTATTTTTAGTAGCGGAAATTATTTTATACCTACGAATCTTACCACTATTATCCAAATCTGTCAACCACCCTTGTTACAATTCCTTGATTGTCACATACCCACTTGACTTTCTCTCGAATCGGGCCTAGGATCGGTTTGTCGGTTTGATAGGACTAGTATATTAATATTAAATAAACAATAAATATTTAAATAATATAGAAGCAATTCCCCTTCGGGGAATAAAGTCCGAAGGACTTTCAATTGCTTCTTTTTAATGCTTTGTATTATGACAGTCTAGAGATTGTCACATAGGCACTTGACTTTTATTTGGACTTCTAGTAGAGTTGGTTTGTTCCGAAGATGCGGGAGCTATATTCTATATTAATTAATAAACAATAAAGATTTAAAGAAGTTTCTCTAGTTTCTCTCTCATCTCTTTTACTGTATCAACATAACCCTGTTCTTTTCCTAATTTCTCTTCATAAGGATTAGAATAACTCAATTTGTTCTTTTGTCTAATGAATTTTTCATGATAAGAAATTAGATCTTGATCTCTACATTCACTTATTGTAATAATACGATCTTTTTGGATAATAAACATATCATCATCAGCAGTTTTTAACCATGGTTCAATTTTGTATCCATAACCATTGACTGTATTAATTGTACTGATAATTACCGGCTCATAAAGAAGAAGAAGATCTTTGTTGTCCTCTTCACATGGAGTTACTTTAGCAAAAATCTCTTCTCCGGAAATTAGCTTAATAGTTGCTGAAAACTCCATCTGTCCCATGCATCTTGTCTTATTTAGGGGGCTTGACAGAAGTTGCTTTTCATGCTACAATTTGGATAAATATCAGTTAAGAGCTAATATGATTACAACATCAGTAATGACAAAAAAGAAAAGACCAGTTCATTATGTAAATAATAAAGAGTTTCTAGATGCTTTGGTTCAGTATAAATTAGACTGTGCAACTGCCAAAGAAAAAGGAGAACAAAGACCACAAATTCCCAGATATATCGGAGAATGTTTTTTACAAATAGCCACCCGATTTGGTTTTCAAGGAAATTATGCAAATTATTCTTACAAAGAAGAACTAATTTCTGATGCTGTTGAAAATATGTCTAGGTATATTCTCAACTTTGATCCAGAAAAATCAACCAACCCCTTTGCTTATTTTACTCAAATTACTTACTATGCTTTCTTAAGAAGAATTAAAATTGAAAAAAGAGAATCGGAGAAAAAGTCTCTCATCATTGAAAGACTGAACTTCAGCGAAGTGATGGTAGATGATGGAGACTACATGGATAATTATTCAGATTATTCTTCTATTCGTGATAATGTACACTTTAAGAATCGACTCTGATGGGATTTAGTGAATCTAAACAATTTAAGGTGAGAAAAGACAAAAGAAAAGTAATGATGAAAAAATTGTTTGAAAAGCTAGAAAAGTCTGAGGATCGGGCACTGCTATTACTATTGGTGCAGTCTTTTGAGGATGAGATCAATGGCTAAGGTGGCTTGTATTACCGACACACATTACTGCGCGAGGAAGTCATCTAAACTCTTCCAGGATTATTTTGAGCTGTTTTATAAAAACGTCTTTTTTCCCACTTTAGAGAAAGAAGGAATTAAAACGGTTCTTCATTTGGGTGATGCCTTTGACAATCGAAGAATTATTGAATATGATGGTCTTGATTGGACTCAAAGAGTTGTTCTAGATCCACTAAAAAATTATGAGACTCACATGATCGTGGGAAATCATGATATTTTTCTAAGAAATTCTAATCGTATTAATTCTCCTTCTCTTCTTTTACAAGGATACCCGAATATTCATGTTTATTCAGAACCAGTAGAGGTTAATATTGAGGGCCTGGATGTTCTCTTTATTCCCTGGATCACAAGTGAAAATGAAGAGATTGTTTATCGGACGATTGAGAAGTCCAAATGTAGACTGGCTGTAGGACATCTAGAACTCAATGGCTTTGTGGCTCATAGAGGACATGTCATGGAAGATTCTAGGGATGCTGATCCGTTCTTTAAATTTGAAAAGGTTTTTTCAGGACATTATCACACCCGGTCTGATAATGGAAAGATCTTTTACCTGGGAAATCCTTATGAAATATATTTCAATGATGTGGACGATGTTAGAGGCTTCACGATTCTTGACACGGAAACCCTAGAGCATTATCCCGTTGATAATCCTTATAAACTTCATTACCAGATTGTTTATGATGAGGATCGAATTCGGGTCCCTAAAGACCTAGAAGGAAAGCTGGTTCGGGTTGTGGTCAGAAATAAAAAGTCAGTCAAGCTCTTTGAGCGATTTATTCAAAAGATCAATGATCAAGGACCATTTGAACTGAAGATTATTGAAAGTCTGGAGAATATTATTGATTCTTCGGCTATTGAGCAAATCGAATCAGAAGATACTATGAGTATTCTTCATTCTTATGTTGATGAATGCGATATCACTCTGGATAAATCTAAGATTAAAAATATTATTAATCAATTGTACGTTTCTTCAATGGATGCTGTCTGATGTACGTTATCGTTTCTACTGAGGGTCGAGAAAAAGGAGCCTTTTCGGTTATTAATGAATTGGACGAAAAGGTTATTTTATTCTTTGAAGATTTTGATGATGCTCATCGTTACATGATGATGCTTGAAGAAATGGATGTGGATAATCTAGGAATCGCAGAATATGAAGAGGAACTTCTCATAAAAACCTGTAAACTAGTCGGATTTAAGTATGCTAAAATTAGTCGAAATGATTTTGTAGTGCCACCAGGATATAGTAATGCTGATCTTTAAAAAAGCCAGAGCCAAGAATTTTCTTTCTATTGGAAATTCTTTTCTTGAATATGATTTAAATGCTGATCATTTAACTCTCATAAGGGGAGCTAATGGTGCATCAAAATCAACCATAGCAGACATATTAACTTTTTGCTTATTTAAAAAGGCCTATAGACAAGTAAATCTCCCGCAACTAATTAATAATATAAACAAAAAAGATTGTGTTGCAGAACTGGAATTTCAAATCAACAAAACCGAATGGAAAGTTGTAAGAGGTCTGGCCCCGGCTGTGTTTGAGATTTATAAAAATGGCGAACTGCTTGATCAACATTCTTCTGTGATTGAGCAACAGAAGTGGTTTGAGCAAAATGTCCTAAGGATGAACTTTAAGACGTTTACCCAGATCATTGTTCTTGGGACATCAAACTTTATTCCTTTCATGCAATTAAGCCCCTCTGATCGTCGGGAAATTATAGAAGAACTTCTTGACATTAAAGTATTTTCTTCAATGAGTACGTTGGTTAAAGACAACATAAAGAGCCTTAAAGATAACATCAGGCTACTTCGTGTCAAAGAAGTTGGCCTTGAAGAAAAGATAGAGCTTCAACAAGAATTCATTGAACAAATTAAACAAAAAGACTCTGCAAACCTTCAAGATAAAAAGGACAAGATCAAGAAATATCAAGAGTTTATTACTGAACTTTATAATGAAAACAAGGCCCATACAGATGAGGTTAATTCTCTTAACGAGGAATTGAAACAATACCTAAAGGCCTCTACCCAATTGAAGAAGATGGGTTCTATAAAAGGCAAACTGACCCAGAAGTTGGAATCCTTAAAGGAAAACCATGCATTTTTTGAGCACAATGACGTTTGCCCTACTTGTTCCCAAGACATTTCTTCTGAGGTCAAAGAGCAAAAGTTAAAGGAATCTGAAGAAAAGATTGAAGAGGTGTCTAAGGGTTATTCAGATCTTATTCAGACCATAAAGGCCGAACAAAAGAAAGAAAAGAAATTCCTGGAATTATC